AGTTCATAAACCAGCTTTCGAGTATGGTTTTTAATCATAGTTGCATCCCTCTCAACGTACTGCTACGTGAGGAAAGGCAACACGGAATAAAAACATCTATTGATAACGACGAACAGTTCCGAGAACTGCTCGTCGAGATCTCTACCTGTTTGAGAACAGGGCAAACCATCTCTGATGATTTGTCCTGGTCCCATCGATATGGAAATCTTTTTACTACGAAGGTCAGCGGTCGTCCGCTGCACCTTCATAGTGACAAGACTATAATCTTCATTTTGAAGACTCGAACCTATTGGTACAATAGGCTCAAGCCTAACATGAAACTCATGATCAAACACCTCGTGTTTAATCGTAAGCTTCTTCATCTGAAGGAGATCTTACACGTAGCTGACGGAGTAATCTGTCAGCTAATTGTAAGTTTCCCCGAAATTCTGATGACCGAGGGCGGGGAGCGTGGCTCCGCGTACTCGGTCACAGACCAGATCTCAAACTCCATCATCTCCTCCTGCCTCTTGAACTACTCCAAGACGCTGAAGGAAATAAAGGACTTTCGGAAAACACTACGCAAGGCCGCCTTCGAGAAGGCGGAACTTCCGCAGCGTTACCGCTCAATGAGCTGGGCCAATTCTATTGTACGCGAGTACAACAAAATTGCCCACAAGAACTCGAGAGAGAAGATGTTCCGCGTCTGCACTTTTGCGCAGGCGCGGGCCACCGGTCTATCCGACAAGAAGATGTGTGAGGACACGATCCAAGAATTCTTGGATCAGGTCACCACAATCCGTCCGTTTGATCCTGATGATGACATGCTCAAGGCAATTGAGGATGTCACCACGGATCTCGTGTTCGACGCAGATGGGACATCGCCGCACTTCCGTGCGTCGATGTCGACATCCGCGTGCTACGAATCATCAAAAAGGGTGGGTGGTAAGTTCGGCCACCTCCGAGAACTGGTATCACTGAACGTGCTACCAGCGCCCGAGTTCCCCGTCCCCGGCTCCGAAGGAGGGGGGATTGGAACACCCTTATGGCATAAAGCCTTACGAATGGCGAAAGCCCGAGACGTTAATCTTCTAAAGGTTAATGTCGCGGGCATCCGAGAAAACGGCAAATGTAGAGTGGTCACGAGTGGATCATTCTACAAGGACGTGTTGTTACAACCATTCTCACACTTGACCATCGAGATGGCCAAGTGTGTGGACTCCTTGAAACAAAGTTTCAAGGCAGCCCGTCTAGGATGGGAATTCATTCAAGGAATCGACAGCAATGACCCCAAGAGGGGGGACATGCTGTTCGAAGACCTAGTCTCTGCCCTATCTTTCGACCTGGAGAAGGCCACTGACGCGCCACCCCACGCGAGCGGGAGGGCGGTCATGGGCCCGGTCCTTCGAAAGATAGGTCTGGACGAAGAAACGACTGAGGCGCTCCTCTTCGCGTGGATAGGTGATAAACACCTATTCCGCGGGAAGAAGGAGGTCGGGTTGGCGGTCAACGGGATCCCCATGGGGGACCCGTTGACGAAGACCAACCTATCCTTGGCTCACCCAATTTGTATGCGCTACGCGCTATACAAATTGGGGAGAAGGATACCTACCATAGGCACCGGCAATGGAGACGACGGCATTCAAATTGCCGCCGGCCCCATGCGGTACGACTACTTCCGTTACTTCCTAGATGGCATGGCCATGCTAGGTTATAACGAATCGGCGAAGGATACCTTCATCACAGACGACTGGATGACGTACTGTGAGGAAGTTTTCCGCATACCTGTCGATCGATTTCACACCGTAAACCTCGGTGTCAGATTGAAAGACTCTAGAATATCTCCGTATCTGGATCATCCGAAAGGTCGGATCATCCTAGATACGAAGAAGGACAGGACTGACTATTCCTCCACCCCTCAGGGTAAGTATACCATGATGGGTAAAGAAATAGAATACGTGATGAAAGATTCGACTACAGGAATTAACTTCCTGTACTCGGTCTCTTCCGCATGTCAAGACATTTGCCTCGGGCTGGTGGACCGGCGCGAGCCGGTCTACCTACCAAGGCAAATATTCGGAATAGGGAAGACTCCCGTGAAGTGGAACACCACATCATGGTTCAACGCCCTGATCAACTCCAAGCGGTGGCCGCGATTCCTCACGGTCACCACTATGAAGGAATTGCTCGGGGAGCGCGAACCATTCTACACCACACTGCGTGGTGTTTCACGGGACAACTTTCACTTCTCAGACGAAGTTGTGGTGGAGCGCCTTCAAATCAAAGAAGACGACCCAATACAACAATACAGAGCTATCAAGAAGACCGATTGGGAAAAGTTCCCAACCGGCGTTCTTGATAAATTGATCTCGGGAGGGAGGTTAGTCCGACAGAGCAAAATCTGCGGGCTATACCTCTTCCACAAACGGATGTGCGGCATCCTCGAAGAGGAACAAGACCTCTTCGAGACTGCCGAACAAATGACGAGCGAGGTAATAGACTATCCAGAAGAGGAAGTACTGGAAACCGTGAAACGGTTTGCCAACAAATACTCCTGCAGTCCGTGGCTCCTGAGAGCACGGATGGAGGAGGACCTCTACTTCCCAAATCTCCTGGATATTCTGGCCAAGGCCGACCCACTCAGGGTCGACCTTGATCTCAATTACCTATCTAGATTCAAACGACGGCCCAAGTCCGACTCGCCCCACGAGAGGGCGATGGACAACTTGGAGACGTGGTTTTACGACAATGTGCATGAAATCTTGGAGGGACGGTCGGTGACCATCCCTCCGAGAGAGCAATTAGCTGACGACGATCTCATCTGCCTCGAGATATCAAATAACTCGTGGCAGGTGGTGTTGATCGTGACCGACGACATCAAATTGGTTCGCAGAGCGGCAAACCAATTTCCTGAGAAGGTCATACTACAGATTGGATGCAGGCCGTGGGTCTTCTTTTCAGCAGACGCCACGGTCTTCGCATCCCACATACAGGGAATGCTTTCGGTCGAACCGGAGATCATTATAGATCACGGTTCGCTCGATACATTTATGGCGAGGACCGGCGCCACGTATTCCATGGGAATACCTGTCGACGATCCTCTTATACGCGAGTGGTCCGGGGATGTACCGCGACGTGTCAATATAGGCACGATGCGATACAAACCAAGACCACATTTGACTAGGAGCGTTGTCGCTGACGTCATCAACATGGTGACGCCACCGACAAACCTCTCGGCGATTAGGCTTAGGAACGCCGCCCGAGGGCGGTAAGTTCATCCTATTTTCGCTGGAATCGTTGGTTACAAGTCGAACGAAGGTAAGCTTGCACTCAGGCGGGAGGCCTGAGGAAGACGCCTTCTTTCGATTTGGGTCTTGTAAACAAG